AACGATTCTTATGTAGCGTGATCTGACATCATGTGATCCTTCGACAACAATTTTTTGTGAATCAGCATCAGCATCAAAGTTAAAGTATATTTTCTTGTCACCAATAACTCTTCCAACGTATCTAGGTGAACTGTGATCTAAAGAAAGTCCTCTAAAGCTTTCTAATATTTTCTTTTCGTCATCCGAATCGTTGTATTGTCTTACTACTAGATCAAAAGTTCCAAACTTATCTGTGCTTGAAGTAGATTTTGAAATATTTTCGATAGAAAGTTTAAACTTGTCAGTTATCCCAGAACCATCTGATAGTGTTTCCAGCTTAAACAAGTCGTAAGGGGCTGCACCAAACTTTTGAGAAATAATATAAGGAGAAGAAGCATTTGAAAATCTGTCTTCAAAAGATTCATAGACAGGAGTTACTCCACCGCTAGTGTCAGTAGCGCCTCTTTCAATTCTTCCTTCTGAAGAAGAAAGAATAAAAGCAATAGGTTCTTCGTTGTTTACATATGAACCTGCTTTAATTATTCCAGACCCAGTAACTGCTGCCATTGTTGGATGAATATCATAATAACCGTAAAGCAGGTGTCCTTTTTCTTCCAGCTTTAGAGGGTCAGTATTAAACACATTTGCAAAATAGTTAGGCGATCGCATGTCAAAAGAAGCAGTAATAGCTGTCGGATTAGAAGTTGTGCCTTTGTATCCGTTCATGAACATGACAAAGTCAGATCCACCTCCTGATAAGTTGACCGAACCGGTTCTAAATCCTGTCAAAGTGTCAGCATTGTTACTCGAATCAGGTTTTGTATTTGTTCCATCTAAGTTTCCACTTAAAGTTAGGATAACACCTGAGGGCGCAAGAACCACCCCTCTAAGAATTGCAGAGCCAGAAGCAGAGTTTTGAATACCTGCTGCACTAAATATTGTACTGCCTGCTGATTCAGACATAAAGCAACCTAAGAAATAAGTTCTTCCTTTTGCTTCATTAGTAGTTGCTCCGGTGTTTGCATAAGGATTATTTCCCACAATACCATTTGACTGTACTTGTCTTTCGCCTACAACGAATCCTGCCGAAGTAACATTTCCGGTCGTATTGCTTCTTTTCTTGCCATCTCCTACGCCAAGAACTCTCACGTATGTAACAGCTTGAGCATTTTTTAACCATTCACTTACAGCTAATGGTCCAAATTTTTCTCCATCTGACGCACCAAACGTAAGCTTGTATTGTCCATAAGTGGCAAATGTAAGCGGAACAAAGGCAGGTCCTTCGTTAGAAGTGCCTACGATTCCAGCCGGGACACCAACAGGCCCGGTAAGGGTAGGACCTGACAGATCTATCTCTCTAGTACTTACACCTGCTGATTTAAATGTTAACTCTGCCATGTTTTATTCTCCATATATCTAATATAACTATTCAAAACTTACACCTGAATTTGTAATTATGAAGTCCATTGCGATAAATTCAACTGCTCGGGTAGGAACAAGAATAATTCTACCGTTTAATCTATTTTGTTCAGCATCTTCCGCTGTATTGTTTGAAGAGTTCATAACAATCTTGAAGCTATCAATTCCTTGGTTTCCTTGGATTGCTGCAAGTTTTGGCTTTACAAGCTGAATAAATCTTGATCTAGTAGCAGGTGTATTCTGCTCAAAAATAAGACCATTTGCAATTTCTGAAACTATTCTCTTGACTTCTAGAAGCATTCTTCTGACATTTACTCTATCAAGCGAAGACTTAGCTTGCTGAAGTGTCTTTTGACCGAATATTACAAACCCACCATCAGGGAAATTAGCAATAGGATTAATTCTTGCTTCATACATAATATTTCTATCTTCTGTTGTAAGTCTAACTTCAGTATTTAAAACTGAACTTAGGGCGCCCCTATTGAAACCTGCTGGTGCGAACCACGGATAAGCAATCTTGTCATTGTATCCAAGTGCACCTAATGCAACAACTGAGGGAGGAACTGTTACTGATTCACCTGTTGATGCATCTTCAATAATAACATCAGGGTAATAAGTTGCTACGTAATTGTTGTCAATAGCTCTTCCTTCAAAATTCTCAATTGTTTTTCTAACATTGGGTCTTGTTGAAGAATCATCGTATAGTCGCGTAGGAGTATCATCATAATCTTTGATGTCCATCAAATAAATTGCCTTGCTGTATTCTTTAGTGAGATCAGATGTATAATCTGTTACGTAGGTATCTCTTATTCCTGGTATTGCAACAATATTAACTCTGGAAGCAAAAGGATCTGTAATGATTCTAGCGGCTGTTCTATAAGAACTAACTGTGTTGTTTTCTTTTCCGGCGCCGGGAGAAGAATCTGGAGATAGACCTACATAACCGGTTGCATCTCCTGCGGCTTTTCCACCTTCGTCAATAGAAGCTGCCTTATCGTTCATTTTTCTCTGATCTTTGTCAAGTAAGTTTAGACCGTCATAACCTCCATAAAGCATGTTAGTAAACTTCATATATTCAGAAAATCTGTTAAAGGTAATTGCCGAACTACCTGCGACAAGAGATCCAAAAGTAAGTCTTTCAAGATTTCCTGTTCCATCATCCTTGATTGTGTATCTAGGTTTTAAAATCGAACCGTTTCTAATGTACGCTGCTTGAACCATGTGCTCGGCAGCTGAACCTGTAATCGTAGCGGCAATTGCCGAGTCTAAGTCTTGATCTGCGCTTGCGGGCTGATTGTAAAGAGCAACTTTTGAAAGAGAAAACTTATTATTGTTAAAGTCATCCGCGCCGGAGCCTGTTACTAGTGTATCTAGCTTAAGAATTCCTAATAACTTAGAGTAAGAATCGATTAGTTTATTTCTTTCTCCTGATCCATTTGCTTTTAAAACTGCATTTGTTACAATGTTTTCTGAAGGCACTCTTTCAAACTTGATGCCAAAGAAGTATCTAGCATCGGCTATTTCTAATGTTCCATTTTCTCCGGTCCAAACACCGCCTGTTCCGACTGCGCCTCTTGTAGCTTTAAATCTCATAGGCACAGGAGGCATAATAGATGAAGATAAAACTTTATCAACATCTGCACCAGGAACAAAGCTAAGTCTAGCAGCATTCAAGTTAGAAGATCCTTCGCCTACAACATTAGTATTGTCTGACAAAGAGTTTGTTGTTTTAACAACAGGAAGACCTCTAAACCCGAATGGCAATGCTGTTTTTGGAATTTCTCTGTCTTCAACGTCAGGGTGCATTACGATTCTTACAAAAGCTGATCTGTTCGGTCTTTTGCCGGTTATATTTAATCTTCTTTCAGATTCAGTTTCAGCATCAAAATTGTAGAAAACTTTGTAATCCCCAATTTTGGAACCAACATAGTTTTCATCACCTGGATTTAGTGTACAATCAGCAAACTGCTCCAATATTTTCATGTCAGTGTCAGTATCTGTGTAATCTCTTACTAGAACTGTAAAAGTTCCAAAAGGATCTTTTTCATTAGTTGATCTTCTTAAGTTTGATATTGATACTTTAACTCTTTTATTGCCAGATGCTCCATCATCCAAGGCTTCAAAATGGAAAAGATCATATTCAACATCACCAAAGGGTTGTGAGATAAACGAAGTTGTTTTTGCTGTTTGGTACCTTGTATTAAAAGATCCAAAAAGCTCTGTAAACGGTGTACCAGCTCCACCAGCTCCTGCGAGTATAGAAGCAGAACCTGATAGGATGCCAACAGCTGCTTCAGAGCCGTTGTATTCAATACGTGCCAACTCATCTTCGACAGGAAAGTCTGCATAAAGATAATGCTGTTCTTCGTTAAATCTATCTGGGTTTGTATTTAAAATCTTGCCAATGTAGTGCTTACTATCTGGATCTAAAGATGCAGTGTATATTTTAATACCAGCTTTTGATTCATCGCTAGAAAAATTAGAACCTGCCGCTGAAGAAAGTACAAGCTTAAACATACCTTGTTCAGGAGTTCCATCAAAACTTCTTATCTTTGCTGTATCATCTGTAGTAGTTGTTCCTGTATAAAAAGCATCATGGTCTAAAACTTCAAATCTAGAGCCTGATGCAGTCATTAGCATTGCTCTGATTAGGTGCACATCAACGGCTCCATTCACCGATTGGTTGTCAGTAAATAAAGGCATTCCAAAAGCTTCGTTGTCACGTGGATTGTGTTTTGCAGCAAGAAATTGAACTGTCCCGTTGTACCTATTGTCTGAGTCTGATCTCGATCCAGAAAGTTTAAAACCTGCATTTTTTACAGTTCCTGCAGTCTGAGTATTCGATATGTCTGTAGTTGTGCTATTTGCTCCTGCACCTAAAACTCTAACATATGTCAAAGCTGTCCTGTTTTTAAGCCATTCGTTGGCTGCGTAAGTCCCAAATTTTTCTGGATCTAATGAACCAAATTTATTTTCAAAATCTAAAAACGACCCGACGGTAACAGGAACAAAAGCCGGTCCTTTTTGTGCAGTACCTATAACGCCTGCAGGGACTCCTACAATTTCCGTTGTTCTTTGAGTTAAATCAATTTCACGCTCAAAAAAGCCCGGAGATCTGAAAGTTTGTTCTGCCATCAATTACTCCTAAAAAATCCTATTATAACTATGTTTGTCTTTGCTAAACATCTATTTTAATTATGTCTCAATTTCTTCAATTTCTTCAATTATCTCAGAGGACGCAACAGTTTCGCCTGCTCTCTGATTTCTTGTTCTTATTCTAGAAAATTCAGTTTTTGTTGATTTTGTAAAAGGATTTACAATAGTATTTTGTATAACTTCTCTTGATTCTCCTCTTACTAATTCATGTTCTTTTATATTGGTTAAATCTTCAAGTACATGCCTCTTGACTGTTTCTGATTTACGTTCAGGCTGATAGCTAATACTTTCAACATCACCAATATTGACTCCAAAGCTTAAGTTAGGAGCCGACACATAACTTCTTAACATCTTAGGCATTCCTGGGTGTTTTGGGTTAATAATATATCCAGGTATCGTAACAGAAAAAGTATGCTTAATAATTCTTTCAGACTCAGTAAAATCGTCTAAGTTAGTCCCACTATTGGCAAATGGCCCAGAGAAAAAAGCAACCAGCTCATAACCTCCACTTGTTATTATAGGAATTTCTTCTCCTTGCCCAGTAAAACTGACTACTAGCGTTTCTAGCATCTGGTTTGATTGTTGCATATACTGTGTCCAAAAAATTACATCGTAGGTAACAGCTACAAATTCAGGATATGGAGCTTGTATCACTTCAAATATGTTTTTTCCTAACTCTTCACCAAGGCTCAACTGTGCTAAGCTGGAGAATCTAGATGCGGTTTCTGTACGCTTAGTAGATACAGTTCCTGGTTTTGCAATTGATCCAGGAGAAGGGGTAGTCAAAGAAAAGTTTTTAGCAGAAGACACATTATTTTGATTTTTAATATTTTGCTTATTAATAATATTTTGATATTTTCTATCTCTTTCACTAAGTCTATATTTGATAACATAGTTTTGCTGCTCTCTAAAAGCTATTGCAGTTTTTTTATTTGCCTGCGAAGGAGAAAAATCAATATTTTGACGCATAATTGAAATAAGCGGCAAAATCAAAGTATTTTCTTTATCTCTAATAGGATTTTTTCTTCTGGTAAGCGCAAACCTTTCACCTGACGCAAAAATAACAGGAACTTTTTGGAGTGAACCTTTATGATTCACTTCAAAAGACAACTTTTTATCAAATAGTTCAAATATGGCTCGATCAATATCTTCTATGCCAATAGAAGGAATGTCAAAATCTTCAGGCGCATTATTCCCGTCAAAATCTTTGATTATTTTTTCACCTTTTACTTGATGTCCCATAATCAATCACCCTCTTCGTCATAGAAAGATGACCCTACGCCTCTTGGGTCTCCTTTCGGTGAAACTTCTTTGGGACCGCTAATAGGATTATCTAAAACACCGTTTTCTCTTAGTTGTCTAATGTCTCCTGTTTCACCCAGTCTATTCTTTTTAAATCCTCTCTGCTGAACAAAAGTATCTTGCACAGCATCACTATCTGAATATACTTCCGAAGTTGGGCCAAATATTTTCGCCAAAAATTGACCTTTTCTGGACTGCTTACCAGTAATTGTAATATAACTTTTGTGTTCAATTTGACCAAAGATGATATCTGAAGAAGGACCTTTAATTACTTCAAAGAACGTAGAACCGTATGAAAAGAAATCACCTTCAAGCACTTCAATTCCTTTGTCTAGCAAGTCTCTTGACTGAACATAAGCCTCTACTGTATAGTATTCTTCAGAACCAAATCTATTTGTTCTAATTTCCTGTGGCTGATACTTTACTAAGCAATCTATCTCTATTGGATTTTCAAAAACTTTGTCCGGAGATTCTTCATAAACATCGTGAACTTTTGATTTGACTTCAGATATTGGAAAATAATAAATTTTTTGCCCCACAACATCTTTTACAAGTTCTTTAGCTACGTCATTGATAAAGTTTATCTCTCTAGGAGTGATAAAAAATCTACCCATAATTTACCCCATGATTATTGCCTTACCTATAGGCATTGGAATGTAACGCAACTGTTTGTTCATCTGTTCAGCTCTTGTTGACTGAATCTCTACCAACTTGTCATAAGTCATTGTGTCAAGCATTTCTTTTAACTGAGTTTTTAAATCTTTTTGATCTTCGCGTCCTTGGCTAATTAAGTCTCCGCCGTTTAGTGAAACGTCGCCGCCTGGAATTGGTATATTACCAAACTTAGATCTAATTAGCCCTAATTGCTCTTTAGAAAGCGCAAGTGTGTATTGTCTAATCCACTGCTTTCCAATTGAGTTAATTCTTGAATAAGTCAAATTACCAAAAGGTATATTTGACATATTTGAGACTCCATGAATCATTTCGTCTTTATACGCAGGATCCATTGGGTCTGCATACTGTCTTACACGAACCCAAAGCTTTTTTGTATCTGTGGTAGGCGTAGGAAAAATTCTAATTTTGGTACCAGATACTTCATAAGAATAATTTGATCTTCTTACTCTGTTAGAAAGGTCAAGCTGGCCTGCTCTTAAAATATCTTCAAAAACAGGAAGAACATAAAAAATAGTTTCTGGAGTAAAAGACTCAAAAGAAAACTCATTGTTAAGATAATTGATAGCTGATGTTGTATCAAAAAATCTATATGCTGCCTGTGGGTTAAAATGAAACATTTCAACAATCTTAAGCTTTCCTTTAGAATTGTCAAAAATTGCTGTACCGCTTTCATCTTTTAACTCTGTGTAAAGGTCATAGTCTTGCCGACCAATTTCTAGTTCAATTGAACCAGACCTTGTATTGTAAGATCCTCCGACCCCTGCTTCCATAGCATAAGGCTCAGCAAATCTTGTTAAGTACTCAAGATTATCACGCACATATTTTTCTTCTGCACCGGTCATAGAACCTGTAGCAAAACCGAGAAAATTAACAAGCTGTGACTTTGCTTGATATTGATTTAAAATGGAACTGTATTCTAGAGAAGACTCTTCCATGTTGCCCCAAATTTGCTTTTTTGTGAGCTCAACGCTTAGGACATCGTCGCCTAGTTTTCTTTTAACAAATGTAACCATTTGATCTGCTTCTGTAGAAAAATCAGAGTCAGCGTCAAATATTCCGAAGGGTGTGGGTGCAGTCGTAGTAGTAAATGTTGCCACAAAAGTCTCCAGACAAGGTTAGTCTTTATATATATTCTCGAGAGTTTTGATTGACAAAAATTATCCGACGCCTTCAAATCCGTTCGATGCAGTCAAAATTGGAAATTGATCTTTATCGATTGCTGTGTAGCCTGCAAAAACATCAAAAGTAACATTGCTGTCAGAAGAACTTATAAATAAAGACGTACATTTAACTTCAAATCTAGGAGTAATTTCTCCTGCATGAAGTGTCATAAAATTAGAGTTAGAAGGAAGAAAACAGTTTTCTGTAAAGCCCAATTTCAAAGTTTTTGATGAGCCATGTGCTTCATTATGAATGACTAGCCATCTTGTGACACCAGGAAACTTAATTTCTTTTACTTCATCGCTAATATCTGAGCTAGTCAAATAAGGCCAGCTGCTAACTTGATATTCAGGTACAAACCCAAGTCCTGGTTTTGGATTATTTAAGCTCATTTCTTCTCCTATTTATCTGATTTTTCTTGCCATTCTTTTGACACGCTATTTTCTTTAATGGGGCCGCCGCTTGCCCATGTCGTGCAAGTTCTAGCTGAGTGACACTTAAAATGATGCATCCAGCAATATCCTAATTCTCCGTCTTTGTCTGATATTTCTCCAGGCATACACTCTTTCATTCTTGGGCTAATATCAAAAGCAACACAATTTCCGCATAAGGACTTTTTTGCTGCTTTTTCGGTTGTTTTCCATTTTTTAGCAACTTTTTGCCAGTAATTACCAGGCTCATCTATGTTTAGCGGACCATACATAAATTTTTTAATAGTACTGTCTCTATTTTTTGTGTTTAGTTCTATATCTTTAGCTGCAGCAGGACACACAAGACCTTTAGCAGCTTCTTTAAGAAATTTTCTCCACGATTCCATTATGAGTTTCATAGACCGGCTGCCTCCAGTCTTGTATAGTAATCGCCCGCTTCTACGAGGTGATCTAAAGCAATTTCACATGCTATTAAAATAGAATCTGTATGCTCCATTTCTTCTTTTACACCTATGTCAAATTCTATCATTATATCTTCAATATCTTTTTTATGTATTTTTGAAATTTCTCCAAGAGCAGCTCTAAGAGACATTGACTCAAATTTTTTACTCATACCACCTGAAACGTGATCACCAATTTTTTCTTGACTTTGCTTAATAACGTTATCAACAGTGTCTTCTTTTATTTGCTTTTTAATCGTTTCAAAAATAAGACCTCTAAGATTTTTTCTACTAATTTTCATTATTTTTCCTTAAATAGTGATCCACAGCGCCGCCGCCGAGGCTAGAATTGTATCTTCTTTTCCACATTTGTGCTCTTTCTTTCATCGAAGGTAGTTCTTTTATATTATCTGGAGAAAAAGATCGTGTCATGTGCAAAACATGTAAAAGCGCAAATATCGCACCTGATTTAATATTTTCTTTAATTTGACTATTGTCGTAATCTTCTATCTTGAGTCCATCTTCTATTCCAGACAGCTTTTTTCTATTTTCAAAAAAAATAGATCTCCACTTTTTTAAATTTATATTAGTTTTAGAGTTATTAATAGAAGAATTTGTTAGCTGAAATGGATTTACTTTGTGATGTGTAAAAGAACTTCCCCCTGTTGGGTCACCACCAGACTCAACTCTTGCGATTTCTCTAAGGTAGTTTTTAAGAAACTGATTGCTATCTAAACCAAAAAACTTTAATGCTCTGTCAATGGCTTTGTCAACTTCTTCTGATGGTATAGAATACCCATCGTCTGAGTTTCCTTCGCTAAGAGCTTTGTTACGCTCAACTGCTCGGAGCTGACGTAATGCTTTTTCACGCGACATAGGTTTCTTAGAAAGTGCTCTTCGAGTTTTTCTGCCTTTTTGCGGCTTCTTTGGATAGACTTTGTAGCCACCTTTGACCTTTCTTATTTCTTCATCCACAAGTGAGGCAATGATCTCTCTTAAAAGGGCTGCTGGGACCTTCACAGATGACTCCTGTTAAACATTGTTTGCTTGCTAATATAGATAGGTGGTTTGCGTTTAAAGTGTCCTAGAAACAAAACAAGCAGCCCTAAAAAGAGCTGCTTGAGTTGTTTAAAGAAAATATTTTTCTTTATGCAGGTAGTTTCATGTACTTAATAAAGGCAACAGCTTCACCAGCAGTAATTGCTGCACTTGCTTCAATTCTGATGTGTAAAGTTCTCTCAGTAGCTGTATACTGAGGTGAGTTTGCAGCAAAAGAAAGAGTTGCAGCACCTTCGCTCTTATTTACAAGAGAAATGCCAGAACCTACAGCAGCAGCCGTAGCTCCTGACATTAAATCTGATGCTGCGCAAATCTGAGCACCATCGTTAGTAGTTCCTACTTTTACTTGAACATTACCAGATGAACCAGCAATAGCTTTTGTTAAAACCACACCAACATCAACTAATAAAGTATTAGCAGGTTGTACAATTGTAAGTGCTGTGTCGTTAGCTCCTACATTAATTAAAGTTGTTGCAGAAGTAAACTTTGTGCCTACTGCCCCGTGTGTTAAAATTTCAATACCAGCGCCTGTTTCCTGCACGAGGCCTCTTGCGTCTGTTACTACTACTTTTGGCATAATTTTCTCCTTTTATGAGTTGACTTGTTCGCATGCTTCTGATGCACCGGCGAGGTCGGCTTTATGCTAAGCATCAGGCTTGTTCATAATTATATTATAGAAGACCAGTTTTCTTTAATAATCTTTCATTTCCAAGTATTTTTAAAATTTGAACAACTTGATCTACTCTAGGGTCAGATCCACCTGCAGGCTTCTTTGCCAATTCTTTCTTAAGTGCAGCTATCTCTTTTCTGAGAACTGCGATATCACTTTCACATTTTGCACAGCATTCTGTTGCACCTTCTTCTGAAACAGCGGCGCGAGCAGATGCAGAACTCTTTTTTCTTGTCATAATTCCTCCAAATTAAGAATATTTAATATAATTATAACACTAACGACCTTTTTACTGGAGTAAAAAATGATCATTAAAAATAGCAGAGTTCCAAAAATGCTTTCACTTGTCATTGATGCTTATGCAGTAGCAATATGGCCTTTTATTTTTATTCGCGATGAAGGAGAAGAAAGAGTTATTGCACATGAAAAAATCCACCTGCGTCAACAGGTGGAATTAGGAATTGTTGGATTTTATATTCTGTATACAGCTTTTTGGCTTTTTTACATGTACAAGCTTAGAGATCGCCAGGCCGCATACTATGCAATACCTTTCGAGCGTGAAGCTTATGCAGGTGATTTTGCTGGAGAACGCTATTTAGAAAGTCGCCACAATTACGAATGGATTAATTTCCTGTAGATCCAAAGCCGCCAGCGCCTCTGTTTGTTTCTGAAAGTTCTTCAACTTCACGAAGCTTAACGGTAGGTCTTTCAACTATAAGAAGCTGTCCGATCTTATCACCAGGATAGTAAGATTTTCCTCCTCTGCCTTTAGTCTTGGTAAATTTTAGCATAATATCTCCTCGATAATTAGAGTCAATTACACCAACAGAGTTACCAAGAAAGAATTCTGTTTTAGTAACAGAGCTTCGAGGAAATAGCAAGCCTACAAATCCTTGTGGTATTTCCATAGCGATTCCTGTGTTAAAGACAATGTTACCGTTGCTATCTTCTTCTCTTGATACTGCCCACAAATCAAGACAGCCGTCGCCTTCTAAAGAATAACGAGGTTTGACAGCGTCTGGATGTGTCTTTTTGAAATTTGCAAAAATCATTTGTCGCCCCTTACAAAGGCAAACATGCTTTCTGCTTCTTGAATAATTTCTGTGACTGTGACATCACCATATTGCTTATGTGTTTCCCAACGCATAGCTGCTTTTCCTAAGAGAATGTCTTTAGATAGGTTTAGTAACTCTAAGCGCAAAGATTCTTCTGGCGAAAGAGAAGGAGGACCTTGCTGGAGCATCATATTTATTGCTTCTTGCTGATCTTCGATTTGTGTAGTTTTTTCTTTAAATGCCTTTGTTTCTTCTTCTTGATTAGTTAGCATATTTGCTCCTGTTTGTTTATAATATGCTAATTTTTAAAAAAGTACACATAAAACAAAAAAGGCCCCTCCGAAGAGGGACCTTCCTGTTCTTAGAACAGAGACATTATCAGATAATGTCCATGTCAAGACAGGTAACAGTACCGTAGAAGTCAGCGCGAACCATCTTCTTACCGTAGCGAGTCATAACACCCTTGCGGGGTGTGAAGTCTTCTGGTGCGAAGATGGTGGGGGTGACGATGAGAGGTACGTAGGGAGCGTAGACGTAACCAGTCTCGAGGTAGGAACCACCCTTGTAACCAACAAGGATCTTGTTGCGGGGGAAGTAGGGGTCCTTGTAGACTGTGAAACGGTTGCTCAAGCTACCGATTGCAGCAGCACCGAGGGTGAACTCACCACCAGTCTGACCCTGACCATCGATGCGGATGGAGGGCTTGTAGAGGACAGAAGCCTCGAAGATGGTAGCAACATCGGGTGAGCAAACGAGGAAGTTTGCGGAACCGCGAAGTGTCTTGCGGTGAATCTCGTTAGCAACATCAATGATGGTTTCAACGAGCGTCTCGTACCACTCACGAACGGTACCAGTGAACTGAGGACCAGTTGCGAGAGTTGAAGCGAGCTGAACAGGAGCACCAGTTCTCTTGTTGACAAACTTACCGGGGCTACGGCTCCAGTAGAAGTTAGCACCACGAGCTTCGGTGAGAAGGTCGTTGAGGATCTCACGATCGATCTCGAGAGCAATCTGCTCGGAGAGGATCTGGGTAAGCTCAACCTCGGCGTCCATGCTGTGGTAAGCGTTGAGATCCTGAGCGAGCTCTGGTGACCAACGAGCGCGTAGCTTACGTGTGGTCGCTGTAACTGCGATGGATTCGATCTTGATATCGATTTCAGGAATGACAGGATCTGGAGTAGCAGCGAAGTCAGACTCAAAGCTAGGAATAACCAACGTAGATCCTTCGCCACCACCGATGTTTGTAGTAACACCGTCAGAAACTCCGAAAGAAGCTGAGAGAGTGG